ATTGTGACTTTATGGGGAACTGGAGCTCCTGAAAGAGAATTTACTTATGCTCCTGATGCCGCCAAAATTATTCTTTGGCTTGCAGAAAATTATGATGGAGAACGTCCAGTAAACATTGGAAATCCTGAATCAGTTTCAATAAAAAAACTTGCAGAGATTATTGCAGAAGAAATTGGGTTTCAAGGCGTAATTGATTTTGATAAATCAAAGCCTGACGGCCAATTAATGAAACCATCATCAAATGAATACTTAAGAAGTTTAGGCTGGGACAGAGAGTACACTGATTTACGATCAGGTTTGAAAGAAGTTATCAAGCATTTTGTTGCAAAGTATCCTAATGTTAGAGGCGTTGTATAATAGATTATGAAAACAGCGTTAATAACAGGCGTAACAGGACAAGATGGAAGCTATCTCGCAGAGCTTCTCCTCCAAAAAGGATACAAAGTTGTTGGAATGAAGCGAAGAACATCGCTTCTTGCAACTGATAGAATTGATCATCTTCTTTCTAATCCAAATTTCAATCTTGTTTATGGCTCTTTAAGTGACTCAGGAGCATTTTATAAACTTTTTTCAAGTCAAAAGTTTGATGAAGTCTATAATCTTGCCGCACAATCTCACGTTCGAGTTTCATTCGATGTTCCAGAAGAGACCGTTGACGCTGTTGCAATGGGTCCTCTTCGTCTTCTTGAGTGTATCCGAACAATGCAACCTGACGCCCGCTTTTATCAAGCTTCTTCATCAGAAATGTTTGGTGACAATCCAGAACATCCTCAAAGCGAAGAAACTCGTCTTATGCCAGCTTCACCTTATGCTTGCGCAAAGGTATTTGCTCACGGTCTTGTAAGAAATTATCGTGAAGGATACAAACTTCACGCTTCCTCTGGCATTCTCTTCAATCACGAAAGCCCACGTCGTGGCGAAACATTCGTAACTCGTAAAATCACTCGTGCTGCCGCAAGAATTAAACTTGGATTGCAAGATACAATAAGTCTTGGAAATCTTGACGCAAAACGAGATTGGGGATACGCAAAAGATTATGTCGAAGCAATGTGGCTAATGTTGCAACAAGATCACCCTGATGACTATGTCATTGCAACCGGCAAAACACATAGTGTTAGAGAGTTCCTTGATGAAGTCTTCAACATTGCAGAGCTTGATGTCCAAAAACATTTAAGGATTGATGAAAGACTGTTTCGTCCCCACGAAGTGCCGCTCCTGCTTGGTGATATGAGCAAGGCAAAAAAGAAGCTCGGCTGGACACCAAAGACTGACTTTAAAGAACTTGCAAGGATTATGTACAATTCAGATCTAGAAGATCAGCGCAAGTTTCTTAAATAGCAATCAGCTTAACAAGCTGACGAATTCTTTGTTCTGCCAGATTTAAGTCTTTTAGGTTTCGGATTGCATTCAATCTTACTAATCCAATAGGGCTATTTGATAGCTTTATTAATATTTCTTTTGTAACATTTTTATTGTCAGCAACGCTTATTAAAACTCTTGCAACATCATCATTAGCAAGTTTTTCTAAAGCCTCTAAAGGAGCATTTCTATTTAGAGCAACATTCTTTCGAACGTTTGGTGATTGATCATCAGCAAGTTTTATCAATGAATGTTTTGGTGCGTCTTCACGAGTTGCAATAACGTTACGAACTGCAGAGCTTAAATCATCAGAAAGCTTTATTAGCGTCTCTTGAGGAGTTTTCTTGTGTATAGCAACTACATAACGAACATCGGAGCTTAAATCATCAGAAAGCTTTACCAAGATCTCAGGAGGAGTTTCTTTTTTTGCACCAATTTTTTCTCGTATTCTTGGATCACTGCTGCTAGCAAGTTTTTCTAAAATATCAAAATTTTCTGGTTCATAAATTGCAAGATTACTGACTACAGCAGATGTGACAATATAATAATCATCATCTGCTGCTAGTTTTAGCAGTACTCCTCTTGGAGTATCTGCGTTTATAGCAATCTCTGCTCTTACATCAGGATCTTCATCATTTGATAACTTAATTAGCAAATCTTCTGACAAATTTGTTCTACGAGCAATATTCGCTCGTATTGCTGAATTGTCTTCGTCAGAAAGGATCTTCAAAATTGCTAAAGATGTTAAAGGGTCATTTGTTAAAATAACCTTCATTGTGTAATCTGATTCTTTCAATCTTTTTACGTTTGCTGGATTGTTATAGTTTGCCTTTAGAAGCGACACATAAACTTTTTCAGAATTTATATCAGGCGCCTTTTGTAGTCTTTCAGTGTCTGCGATTGTTCCTGCTTGAGCAGATCTTGATAATGAATGCTTTATTTCAGCTGGGTTCCACTTTGTCCAAACATTATTTTTTGCATCTTCGAGTTTTGCATAAGACATAGGAGTAACAATGTTTGGATCATAAATTAAAACTACGGGTCCGTCATTTGAACCAAAAAAAACAATTCCGTTAACATTTCCTGCCAAGTATTTTGAAGTTGCAGCAGCAATAGCACTTGATTTTTTCATATTTGCAGGCGGTTCTTCTAAATTTTCTTTTGTGAGAGTGTCAAATCTATTTAATAAATGTTTTTTTCCAATCTTTTTTAGTTGCTCAGCAGGTGACAATGAAGATCCATAAACTTTTTCGCAGATGGCTTTATCAAAAATTATGAAACCATATAAATTCACTTTAAATTTATAGATCCAATTTCCATAGCCGCCTCTATAGGTTTGGTGATCAGTTTTTGACCAGACTGTATACAGTCCGTGACCATACATTGATCCTGCGCCCTTGTTTACTTGCCAGCTTACAAGACCAGATTCGTTTTCAAAAGTTTTAATAAAGTCTTCTGGCGGTTGTCTTGAACCGTGTTGAACAGTTGCAATTGTGCCGTGCACTTCTTCTTTTAGAAGCTGTTGGACTGTTTGACGAAGCTTTGATTCTGTGATTTGCATAGTGATAAATATAATGTAAATGATTAATTCGCTGCATAAAATATACTATGCATGACTATCTAATTGTAGGTTCTGGAATTTTTGGTGCAGTATTTGCTCAACAAGCAATTGAAAAGGGCAAATCTGTTATTTTAATTGATAAGCGCGAGCACATTGCTGGAAATTGTTATACTGAAACAAAAAATGGAATAGACATCCACACTTATGGTCCACACATATTCCACACTTCAAATGAACAAATTTGGTCATACGTAAATAGATTTACAAGTTTTAATAACTACGTGAATAGACCTAAGGTATCTTACAAAAATAAGATTTATTCTTTTCCAATTAATCTTATGACTTTGCAACAGCTTTGGGGAATTTCAACCCCAAATGAAGCAAAGCGTAAGCTTGATGAAGTAAAAATTCCTTGTGAAAATCCTTCAAATCTTGAAGAGTGGATACTTTCACAAGTTGGTGTTGAAATTTATAGAACATTCATTCACGGTTATACAACTAAGCAATGGGGGCGTGAACCAGATCGTCTTCCTGCATCAATCATAAAAAGACTTCCAATAAGATTGACATACGATGACAATTATTTTAATGACACATTCCAGGGTATTCCAAAAAATGGATACACAAGCATGTTTCAAAATATGTTAGAAAAATGTGAAATTGTTTTAGGCGAAGATTATTTTAATAATAGAGATTATTGGAACTCAAAGGCAAAAAAAGTCGTTTACACAGGAAAGATTGACGAATTTTTTGATTACTCACACGGTGAATTACAATATCGCTCGCTTAGATTTGAGCATTTTGAGTCTGATGGAGATTTTCAAGGTAATGCTGTTGTAAATTACACTGACAAAAATGTTCCTTACACTCGTATAACAGAGCATAAACATTTTACTCCTGAGCGTTTATCTAAGCTAGATAAAACAATTTACACAAAAGAATACTCATCTGAATGGAATAGAAGCTCAATTCCTTATTACCCAATTGGAGATGAAAAAAATAATTCTATTTACGAAAAATATAGTTTAATGGCTGACTCAAGCGACGTTATATTTGGAGGCAGACTTGCTGAATACAAATACTACGACATGCATCAAGTAATAGGTTCTGCACTACAAAAATCGAGGAAATACATTGTCTGATCTTCTGCCTAATGGCAAACAACACGTATCATTTTCTGAAGTCCGAAACTGGATCGAATGTGGTTGGCGACATTACCTTCAGCAAATTAAGAAAATAAATCTAGACAAAGATTCAGAACATCTTGATTTTGGAACAGCAGTTCACGCTTCTTGTGAAAACTTTCTAAAAACAAAAGTTATGGATGTAGACATAAGCTTAATGATGATTGTTTCAGCTTGGGAAAAAAAGAAATTTCCAGATGTTGAAAAATGGGCTCAATGGGCGTCTGATTCATTGACAGAGGTTCCTGCTTTTCTTGATGAAAACTTTCCTGGTTGGGAAACTGTCGCCGCCGAAGAGGCTCTTTACGAAAACATAGAAAACTACAACGCATTCTTTAAGGGTTTCGTGGACTCAGTCATCAAAGTTCCAAAAGCAAATGGCAAATATGAAATTTGGATTTTGGACTGGAAGACAGCGGGAGCAGGAGGATGGTCACCAGAAAAGAAACGTGACCCACTAATGCACGCTCAGCTTTCTTTATACAAATACTTTCTTATGAAGAAGCATCCTGAGTTGTATGAAGGTGCTCAATACGTAAAATGTGGCTTCGTTCTTCTTAAAAAAGGTGCAAAAGAAGGAAAGCGGGTTGAGCTTGTTCCTGTTTCAATTGGACCTGTAACAATGGAAAAGGGATTAAAGCTTGTTACAAACACAATTGCAGGTATGAGACGAGGGATAAAAATGAAAAATCGTCAATCCTGTAAATATTGCGTATACTTTGAAACTGAGCACTGTTCTTAATTTACTTGTGTAAATAAAAGATTATCTTTCAATAATAATGTAGTGAGGATAATCTTTTGCGTAAGAAAAAAGTGTTAGTTTTGTCTGACCATGCACTATCTACATCTGGCGTAGGAACTCAAACAAGACATTTGATTAATGGGCTTATCAAAAAAGGTGAATGGTCATTTAGACAATTTGGAGCTGCAATCAAGCATGCTGATTATAGAACGATTGCAGTAAATGATGACTTTATCATTAAGCCTATTGACGGATTTGGAAATAAAGACTTAATTAGAGTCACTCTTGCAACTGAAAAACCTGATTTGATTCTCATCTTCACGGACCCAAGATTCTTTACTTGGTTGTTCGAAATGGAGGATGAGATTCATCAGGTTTGTCCTATTGCATGGTGGCACGTTTGGGACAATTGGCCAAAGCCAGAATTTAACTCTCAGTTTTATGACTCGACAGATTTGATAAATTGCCACTCATATTTGACTTATGAAATTTGCAAGCAAGACTTTCCAGAAAAAACAAATTTCATACCTCACGCTCTTCCAAACGAAATATTTTATCCTTTGACTGCAGAACAAAGAGCAGCTCATAAGAAAATGATTTTGAAAGATAGATCTGATCATTTTACTCTATTCTGGGTAAATAGAAATGCTCGCCGCAAGCGTCCATCTGATCTTATCCACGCATGGTCACTATTTAGAAGAAAAATTGAAAGTCTTGGCAAGAAAGATGCAACTTTGATTATGCATACAGATCCTTTAGATCACGAAGGCCCAAATCTGCACGAAGTTGTGAAGCTTTATAATGTACAAGACAGCGTAATCTTTTCAACTGATAGACTTGATTTTGAAAAGATGAATGTTATGCACAACATTTCAGACGCTTGCATCAACATTTCATACGCAGAAGGTTTCGGTCTTTCCACACTTGAGTCGATGCAATGCGGCCGTCCAATTATTGCAGCAAAAACAGGCGGTTTGACTAGACAAGTTGTTGATCATAGAGATGGAACAGAAAATGGCGTAGCTCTTCCTATTGAATTCAAGACTTGCGTTGGGTCTCAACTTGTTCCTTACATTTACGAAGATTATGTTTCTTGCGAAACCATTGCAAACGGTATAGAAAAGTTATATAATCTTTCACCAGTTGAAAGAAATCAACTTGGAGAAAAGGCACGAGCTTATGTTCAAAGTGAATTTGCTTATGACAATGTAATAGATCGTTGGCACGAAACATTGAATGAGACAATCCAAAATTGGAAATCTAGAAGAGAAAATTGGAAGATGGTGACTCTATGAAAATACTTGTAAGAGGTCCGCTACTAAGCGAGTCAGGTTATGGAAATCACGCAAGACAAGTCTTTAGATGGCTTTTGAATAGACACGCAGATCAAGACATTGTGACCCAATGTCTCCCTTGGGGAACAACTAGCTGGTATGTAAATCCAGATGCAGAAGATGGATTTATCGGCGAAATTATGAAGCGAACTGCTAATCCAAGCTCAAAATTTGATGTGTCATTTCAAGTCCAGCTTCCAAATGAATGGGACACTTCTCTTGCAACAACAAACGTTGGAATTACTGCAGTCGTTGAAGCAGATAAATGTAATCCAGAATGGATTGATGCTTGTAATCGAATGAATTTGATTGTTGTTCCATCAACTTTTTGTGAAAAAACATTACGAAATACAGGCGTCGTTAAAACTCCAATTCTTGTAATACCAGAAAGTTACATGATGGAAGTTTTGCAACCAAAAAGAGAGCTAAGCATTCAGCTAGATACTGAGTTTAACTTTTTGATGGTTGGAACAATGACAGGAAATAACCCTCATAACGACAGAAAAAATCTTTTATTTGGTTTAAAGTGGTTATGCGAAGAGTTTAAAAACGACAAAGATGTTGGAATCGTTATTAAAACAAACATCGGTCGTGGAACAAAGATGGACTGGAAAAATATGGAGAACATGCTAGGAAATGTTCTTAAAGAAGTAAGACGCGGTCCGTATCCAAAAGTCCATCTCATTCATGGAATGATGACTCCTTATGAGATTGTAAGTCTTTATAAAAATAATAAGATAAAAGCTCTTATTTCTCCAACACGTGGCGAAGGTTTTGGGCTTCCTTTACTTGAGGCGGCGGCTTGTGGCCTTCCAGTAGTTTCAACTGATTATAGCGGCCATCTTGACTTTATGAATCTTGGTAAATCAGTCAAATTTGATTATGACATGATTGAAATACATGAATCAAGAGTTGATCCTCATATTTGGATGAAGGGCTCAAAATGGGCTCACGTAAAAGAGCAAGACTTTAAGGAAAAGCTTAGAAAACTTAAGAGCAAGTATGAAAATCCAAAGAAGTGGGCAGAAGATCTTTCTAAAAAATTAATTGAAACTCATAGTCCTAGTGCAATAGACGAAATTTATGAGAGCAAATTATGCCATCTGCTTGGATAATTGCTTTTCTTTTAGCTTTTATTGCAATTGAAACAATTGCTTTTTTTGCTGTTGCATATTTTGCTTATAAGAATGCAATGATTATTTTTCGCGTTCAAGATGCGATTGAAGAATCTTTAGATATTTTAGACAATAGATACGAATCAATCTCAAAAATATTAAAAATACCTCTTTTTTATGATTCACCTGAAATTAAAAATGCAGTAAATGACATCTCAAAATCAAGAGACGCAATTTTGTATGTAGCAAACCAATTGACATCGATACAGGAGCAGGAAGATGAAGGGCGAGAAGAGGATAATAAAGCGTAACAGCAATCCCGCAACAAGCAAGATGTATTTTGATGGAGGAACTCAAAAAGCAATTGAAGAGTTTCAGGTGTCAACTGATCCTGCTCAGTCTGAAAAGATTTATGTTGAAAGAATTATGCCAGCTTTCGATAAGTTGGTAGAAAGTTTAATCTTTGTTTATGGGTTCACTTCTCCAAGCGAACCTATTGAAGTTATGAAAAACGACTGCGTTAGCTTTTTGTATGAAACATTACACAAGTTTGATGCTCAAAGACATACAAAAGCATTTTCTTATTTCAACGTTGTTGCAAGAAATTGGTTGATTATAGCATCTAAAAATAGATTAAAAAAAGCAAAAAGACTTGTTTCATTTGAAGACCTTAAAAATATTGATTCATTAGATTCAGAACTTTATAGAAATAATCAAACTGTTCCAAATGCAGAAGACAAAATTATCCAAAATGGACATCGTGATTCAATCCTTCAGGTTATGAAAAAAATTAAAAGACAAGTAACTCAACAGCATGAGCAAGCTTGCATTGACGCAATCATTACAGTATTTGAGCAAACAGACAGCTTAGATTTCTTTAACAAAAGAGCAGTTTTTGTTTATGTAAAAAATATTTCAAATCTAAATCAAAAGCAATTAAGCTCTGCAATGTCTTCGATCAGAAAATGTTATAGAAATATTTTGAAACAAAACGGAGGGATTATAAAATGATTAATCCTTTAGAAGAATTAGAAAAGAACAAAGAAAAAAATAATCAATTTATAAAAATTTTAGACTCAATTGAAGGAGCGTCTGACAAAAAGAAATTTCTTTGGAAAGAAATTTATGAAAATGCATGCTATGATAGATCAAGCGCTTCAATGTTATTTTGGGATCTTTACTCAATAATGGGAAAAAATCTTCAAGATCATGAAAAGCACGGCCAGACAATTGTCAAATATCTTGACAAAATGAATAAAAGCAATGATCAGCTTTTGACTCTTGCAAGACAAATTGCTGAATCAGAAGGAAGCGCCGAGGTGACAGAAGAGGACATTTTCAAAAGGATTCAGTCTTAATGTCTTTTACATTTCTTAGGGGACTTGTTGTTGACGTAATTGATGGACTTTCTGATCTCACATTAAAAAGAAAGTCAATATCTGATTATGCTTCAAAGATTAACATAGAAAACCTAAGATCGTTCCCAAGAAATACGTTAGTTGTAAAGCAGCTAACACAAGGCGCATCAAAAACAAGTGATAATGAAATCATTTGCTATCCATTTTTTTCTTCTCATATTTCTTTACCAATAAAAGCAGGCGAGCAAGTTTGGTTTGCATATGAAGATCCAGATAACAAAGGTCCAATAGCATATTGGATGTCAAGGGTTCATGATCCTTCGCACGTAGAAGATTTAAATTTTTCATTTTTTACTAGATCATATAGAAACAAAACAGAAGAAGACAAATCATCATCATCAAAATTTGATAAAGCTAATGGAAGCAAAGATGAAAAGGTTGATGATTTAAACGCTTTGATAAGCCCTACTTCATATAAAAACGAAATGATTGATATTATGCAATTTACAAAAGAATTGCATAAATTTGAACCAATTCCGAATTACACAAAAAGAATGGGAGATCTAGTCTTTCAAGGTTCAAATAATACATTGATTATGCTCGGAGAAGAAAGAGGTCATTCATCAAAAAATGCATCTGCTATTGTGACTTCTGCAAATAAAACAAGTCAAGAAGACAGAAGCGCCGCCATCGACATTGTAGTAGGAAGAGGAAATTCAGCTTCAACAGCTTGCGAAAGCATTGAAGGACCTCTTGGAATAAAGATGTCTAATAAAAAAATAAAAAAAATAACAGAAGGCGATGCTCATTTTAGATTTGATTCTGCAAGAATGTATTTAACTGCGAATTCTAATAAATACGCAGCTCATAATCCTGATGCTCTTCTATCAATAGCTGAACCGAATTATAAAAATCTTCCAGGAATAAATTTTGTTCCAAAAGAAGGTTCTTTTGCGGTCATCAAAGCAGACAATCTTAGACTCGTATCCAGATCTAAAGGTATTATAAAAATAATAAAAGAGCCTGATGATGGCAAAATTAATGGATCTGCTATGGTTTTTCATGAAGATGGCACAGTCCAATTGAATGGATCAAGAATTAATTTATCAACATATCATTCAGAAGAAAATTTGCAACCTTACGTTCTTCATGATGGTCTTGTTACTCTATTGACTCAAGTATTAACAGAAATAACAGCGTTTGCAACCGCCGCTACTGCTCTTATACCAAATACATTACCAGCAAGTCTGCCTGCAACAATAGCAAAACTACAAGCCCGACAAGCTGGCATAAATTCAACAACAATTTTTGGAGAGTAGTTTATAATTTTTATGTTTCTCCTATTTATAGAAGGAGACTAAAGTGTCACAAGCAAAATCATATTCCTTCAATAGCGTAGGAAGAAAAAAAACTGAATATGATCAAGCTGAAAAGCTGAAGCAAAAAACTCCTCCGATTGGAATAAAAACGCCAATTGAGCTTGGAACTTCTGATGATGGCATTTTTAAAATGCATTATCAATTGAAAGATCAAATAAGAGATAATTTATCAAATCTTCTTTTGACTAATCATAATGAAAGAATAAATTTTCCAGACTTTGGAGCAAATTTGTCTCCGCTTCTTCATGAGCTTGGATCAGAAGATGGCGATAATGAAGCCATGAGAAGAATACAGGTAGCAGTCTCAAAATATTTGCCGTATATTGTTCTTGAAAATTTTATTATGACGCCTGAAACTAGCGAATTTACTTCTCTTGCAAAAATAAAAATGACAATTACTTATTCTGTTCCACAGGCGAATGTGACCAATCAGTCATTATCTTTAACTTTTAACTTTACCGGATGACAAAATGGCGGGCGACCAACAAATTAAAAACTCCAGAGTAAGATCATACGTAGCAAAAGATTTTGATGCTATGAGATCAGATCTTTTGAATTATGCTAGAACTTATTTCGGCGATAAAATTCAAGATTTTTCCGAAGCTAGCGTTGGTGGATTGCTTCTTGATCTTGCAGCATCAGTCACAGACAATATGTCGTTTTATCTTGATCATCAATTTAAAGAGCTTTCATGGTCAACTGCAATTGAAAACTCTAATCTTTCAAGAATGATTAGAGAAGCAGGAGTAAAAATAAATGGTTCAACGCCTGCCACCGCGACCGTATCAATTTTTATCGAAGTTCCAGCGATATTGGTATCTGGTGAATACGTTCCTAATGAGTCTGCATTACCATTTATTAGACAAAATTCACAGTTAACTTCAAAAAGTGGAATTACATTTTCAATAGCAGATGACGTAAATTTTGCAGAAAAAAATAGATTTGGAGAACTAAAAGCGCAATATGTTGTTGGAAACGTAGACACATCAGGAAATCCAACAACTTTTGTGATGAAAAAAGATGTTGTTTGCGTTTCTGGCCAGATTATCACAGAAAGTGTAAAAGTTTCAACAAACCCTGAACCATTTTTAACAATAACACTTGCAAATCTTGACGTGAGCGAAATTTTAAACGTTGAAGACAGCTCTGGAAATGAGTATTATGAAGTTCAATCGTTAAGTCAAGACACTGTATTTAAAACATTTCCAAACATGTCATCAGATCTTGAAGAAGTTTCAAGATCAATTTCAGTAATTCCTGCTCCAAGAAGATTTGTTAAAACTCTTGATCCTCTAACAAGAATTACAACACTACAATTTGGTTCTGGAAACGCAGCAACGCTTGAAGATGATGCAATTCTTGATCCAGAAACATTATCACTTCCGTTATATGGAAAAACAGTTTTAAGTAGATTTTCATTAGATCCGAATTCTCTTTTAAACACAAAAACTTTAGGAATTCTTCCAAAAGATACAACTCTTTCAATAACATATAGAGCCGGCGGAGGGCAAAGTCATAACGTCTCTGCTCTTTCAATCAGAGGAATTCAAAGCATGATTATTGACTTCCCTGATGATTGTTCTGCAAGTATTGCATCTTCTGTGCGCGCATCAATTGACGTAAGAAATGATGCGAAAGCATCAGGTGGTGATAACGCTCCAACAATTGAAGATCTTCGTGCACAAATACCAGTTGCAAGAACTCAGCAAGATAGAATCGTAACAAAAGAAGATCTTGTTTCAAGAGTTTATACATTGCCAAGTAAGTTTGGTCGCGTCTTTAGAGTTGCTGTTAGACCAAATCCAGACAATCCGCTTTCTAGTCAAATGTTTATTTGCTCAAGAGATAGTAACGGATATTTGACAGTTGCAACAGACACTTTAAAAAAGAATCTAAAAGTTTATTTAAATGAATTTCGCTTAATAAGCGATGCAATTGACATTTTAGACGCAAGAGTAATTAATTTTAGAGTTAGATTTAGTATATTTGTGAATCCAAATTCTAATAAATCAGCGACTTTGCAATCAGTCATTTCAAGAATTTCAAATTTGATGAATATCAAAAATTTTCAAATTGATCAACCAATTTTGATTTCTGATATTCAAAATGTTATTATCAACACTCCAGGAGTGTTGACTCTTGTTGATCTAAAAATAGAAAATCTAAATGGAACGATTCAAGAAAGAGAGTATTCAAACATTTCACATAACGTAAAACAAAGCACGCGAAGAGGCGTTGTTTATGGTCCTCCTGGAAGCATTTTTGAAATGAAATATCCTCAAAACGACATCATAGGAACTGCACTATAATGTATATCATCGTAACGGCTTCAGCCGACACATACATCACTAATAAAATTGTAGATGGCTCAAGAACAGAAGATTCAAATGTTGGAAGAGCAGGTACTTTAGATCTTTTTAAATTATACGGAGAGACGTTATCTGGGTCTACTGATGATCATACTGAGCTTTCAAGACTGCTAATTAAATTTGATTTGTCAAAAATCTTTTCTATTGCAAGCAGCTCATTTGACGTTAACAGCAACGATTTTAAAGCTCATTTAAGATTGCAATCTATACAAACAAATTTACCAGTTCCAAGCAATTTTACCGTGTCAGTATTTCCTCTTGCCAAAGAATTTAGCGAAGGAAGCGGCAGGGACGTCGCAGGATACACTGACATTGATTACGCAAGTTATTTAAAGTCTTCTCCAGGAGTGAGCTGGACAATCTCAGGAGCTTATGCATCTGGGGCTGTTGGTGACAACAACATTGATTATTACGCATCAGGAAATCTTAATGATGGACTAGGCGTCAGATCAATAGAATCAAAGCAAACATTTCAAGCTGGAAATGAAGATTTATTTGTTGACGTTACTGATGTTGTTTCTGCAACAATTGGTAACATAATCCCAAATTATGGTTTCTTATTGTCATTTACTTCAAGTCAAGAGCAAGATCAAATCACAAGATTTGTAAAAAGATTTGCTTCTAGACACTCAATTAATGAAATAATCAGACCAAGACTAGAAATTCATGATAACACTTATTTATTTGACTCACATCTAGATTCTCTTTTTGATGTTAGCGGAACGCTGTATTTAAAAAATAACGTCAGAGGAAACAAAACTAATTTATTGTCATCTTCTGTCGAAATATCAGGAGACGATTGTCTTCATATGATTCTTTCAACAGGATCTTATGAAAATGTTGTGACAGCATCTCAATTTAAAGTTGGGTTAAACTTTATTGATGGAACGTACAAAGCTGATTATTATATTTCTGCACAAGACACATCTGTTGTAAGCGGAACAACAACAATTTACGACCATTTAGCAGCATCAGGCTCAATAATTTTTAGCGAAAAATGGAAGTCATTAGACAATTCAATAACTTTTTATGATAGCTATTTGACTTGTTCTTTACCACTTAGATCTAGTTTAAATGCGCAACCAAGAAAGCTTATTTTAAAGGCAACTAATTCATCAAAATCATATGAAAAAGATTCAAATTACAAAATAAGAATTTTTTCTTACGATCCTGATTATGAACCATCAGCATCCAGATTTGTGAAACCTGTAAAAAGTATTGTTACAGAAGCATATTTCAGTATTAAAGATGTTGAAGGAAACATTATAATTCCATTTGAGAAGAAAAATAATGGAACTCGTATATCATGTGATGAAAATGGAATGTTCTTTGATCTTTACACGTGCGGACTTCCAAGTGGAAGATTAATGTCATTTGAATATCTTGTAATTGATCGAGATTCAGAATATGTTGTAGAGGATAAAAACGTTAGATTTGTTGTGGAGTAATTGATGTCTAATTCAATTTATAATGGTGGATTTTCTATGAATTCACTCATGAAAGAGCTTCAAGGAAATAGTGTAGCTATCAAAGACGTGACAGCTGGACAAATTATTGAAGCTGGAATCAGTACTGGATCATTTAGAATCGATCAGCCTGGAACAGGGTTTAAGTCTACACAACAACTTCCAATTGATTGGCAAAAATTTGAAAAACATACATTTTTTAACTCTGCTCAAGCTAAAACAAACGTTGCATTTGAAAAGATATTTAATGAGTTTCCATTTGACGGAACAAAACTAAACGTAGAAAACTTCTTAGATTCTTTAACTGGATTTGAAAAATATGTTTATGACATATTTCCAAAATCGACTGGTTATTTAAATTTTGACAGCACAAATTACATTTCTGTAAATGACAAGGCAGGCGTAGAAGTCCCTGTTATGTCTAAAGATCTTACAGGAGCGTCAAAGATAGATCCAGGACTGAAGTCTATTACATTTGAAATGCAACTGTTTGTTCCTCAAATTTCAAACAACAATCAAATAATTTGTCAAAAACTAAGCGGATCAGATAAAGGAATCACGCTTGCTTTGTCATCGAGCGCGTCAACTTCAAATTGTGATTTCACATTTTTGGTTTCTTCTGGATCATCATTTCTTAGCGCTTCTTGTCAAATAGAAAAAGGAAAATTTCAGTCAATTTCTGCTCAATTTAATAGAAGTCCAGGCGTAGATAGACTCTACATTTATGTAGACAGCGTTTTGTCAAATTCTTCTAGCAACTCAACTTACATCGGTCCAATAGATTTTAAAAGAAGCGAGCTGGTCATTGGCTCAGGATCGCAACATGACGTTGGAGGGTTTCTTTTTACGCCAGATAATCTTTTGTCTGGATCAATTGAAGACTTTAAAGTTTATCATTCAACAAGAAATTCATATGAAATCAGCTCGAGTATGCTTAAATCAGATTTTCCAAGTGATAATCTTAAGCTTCATTTTAAATTTAATGAACCAACAGGATCTTATTCCAGCAACTACAGAGTAATTGACCATTCAGGAAACAGCTTACACTCTGCAATAACAAATTTTTCTCAAACACAAAGAACACAACACATTAGCTCACCGCTTGTTTTTGAAAATAGCTATTATTCTCCAGTTTTATTTCCTGACAACCCAGATGTTATTTCTTTAAATTCAGATTTGTTGTTATCTGCATCTCAATATGATATGAATAACCCTAATTTGATAACTAAGCTTATTCCGAAACATTATCTAACAAGAGAACAAGATTTCTATGTTTTAGATTCTGAAGAAGGCGGCGTAGGTGATTCTATTTCTGACGGGAATACAACCCCAAGAAATACAAAACTCGGGTCAATACAATTAATCAGCTCACTATTATACACTTGGGCAAAACATTTTGATGAAATGAAATGTTTTATGGATCAATTTTCTCTTTTAAGATCTGCAGGCTATGAAGATACAGGAAACGTTGCAGACCAAATGTTACCTTTCATGGCAAGTTATTATGGAGCAGATCTTCCAAACATTTTTAAAAATGTAGATGCGAAAAGATTTATAACAGGTGAGTCTTTAAATGATAACGTCGAAAATGATGTTATATCTATGCAAAGAGTTCAAAACATTATTTGGAGAAGAATATTACAAGAACTTCCTGTTATAATGAAATCTCGTGGAACAACACACGCAATTAAATCATTGATTAGAGCAGCAGGTATTGAACCTGATAGAATTCTTAAATTCAAAGAATATGGTGGGACAAAAGAAGGTTACATCTATAAAAACAGATCAGCAAGATCGATCATAATTGGTGAATTAAACTTTAGCGGATCAATGTTTGAAGGCGCTGTAAATTATGATGTGACAACAGGTATTCCAGATTCGTTGCCATTTATCATAAGTCCTTACTTAAGTTCATCAAGAATTGAGCCAGGATTGCCAGCTCAAACAGGATTAACAAATGACGGAATGTTTACTTCTGGTTCGTGGTCTTATGAAGCATTTTATAAATTTGATAAATCTGTTACACATCCAAAAGTTCAAAGTCTTGTAAGATTTCACGCAACAGGTTCATCTTCACCAAGCGATAATCACGCAGTTATGATGAATTTAATCGCAACCAAAGGCTCAAGATCATCATCACTTGATTTGCATATTTCAACAGACATAGACCCGAATTCTTACGCTGTTGTTAATATACCTGATGTTGATGTTTTCAATGGAGAAAAATGGCTAATTTCTTTTGGCAGAAATAAAATTGAAAATGCTGTCAGTTCGTCATATTATCTTTGGGCTTCTAGACAACAAGAAACGCTTGATTATGTAAGCTCATCAATACTTTATGATGACAAATCAACTTCAATTGATACTATTTCATCTTACAACTCATCAGGTTCATTTTTCTGTATAGGCCCACAATCAATTTATGAAGGAGGAACCAAGTTTCTTAATAATCCTTCTAGACCTGCTGACTCTCGCGAGTCAATGTTTACTGGAAAGGTCAGCTCAATACGTTTTTGGACAAAGCTGCTGTCATTCAATGAGCTTATTGAACATACAAAGAACATCGAGTCTGTGGGAGTCGAAACTCCAAGCTTAAATTACAACTTTATCACAAACATGTCAGGATCATGGGAAAGATTAAGAATTGATGCGTCTTGTAACCAAGATACAACATCCTCAGATACAGGCGGCTCATTATCAATTTTTGATTATTCACAAAATAATTTTCACCTATCAGGTTCCGGATTCGGTCCAGACCAGGTTGCGATTATAAAAGATAGAGTTAATTCATCTGTAATTTCTTTGCAATTTGATGAGGCTCAAACAGATAACAAAATTAGAATTAGAGGAATGCAAGATTACGATAGCGCTCTTGCGGAAGGAGCAGAAATATCTCCAGTTTATGAAATGAGAAGGTCAGAAACTCCTTTAGACGATTTAAGATACTCAATCGAGGTTTCTGCTTCAAGAATTCTTGATGAAGATATTGCAAAAATCTTTGCGACACTTGATGAAATTGATAATGCTGTCGGAAATCCTGAACTGCAATTTAGCGTTGATTATCCAAGACTTGAATCATTAAGAGACATTTACTTTAACAGATTGACAGAAAAGGTAAAAATAAAACAGCTTTATGAATTTTTTAAGTGGTTTGACGTTTCAATGTCATCATTGATTGAAAAATTTATTCCAAGCAATACAAGATTTCTAGGCGTCAATTACGTTGTTGAGCCTCATTCTCTAGAAAGAGCAAAATTTTATTATCACCAAAGTGGAATTTATCTTGGAGAAAATGATAGAAGAGGTCTAAAAGGTTCAATACAATTAGGACAAATAACAGCAAGAGTTAGGAGAATTTGATGGCTTCAACGTCAATAATGATAGGTGATGAAAACATTTCTGGAAGCTTACAAGGAGTTGAAATAAAAACTTTTGATCAGCTTTATCAAGGAATGGCACCGAAAATTAGACCTTTAAACTCTTCTATTCTTGTAGTATCTGGCAAAAGAATAGACAACTTAAAGCTTTTTGATGAAAATCTTACAACAGATGTTGGAACAAAAAAGATAGAGCAATTTCCAAATTTTGAAAAAGAAGATCTTTCTTTTGGATTTGGAGAAGAATACAAAAAAGATACAATTTTTAATGACATACCAGCATTTGATCCTGTTACTTATTTAAAGATTTTATCAACTGAAGAGATGTTTCCTAGCACTCTAGATGTTGAATCTTATCACAACGTTTCAAGCTATGATGGCGTAATTGAACCCTTAACGATTAGATCAATTGCTGATTTATCTTCAATAAACGCTCCGTTTGAGCCTCACAGCGTAAAAGGCTATTACTCAAATGCTGGCGAAGACGTAAGAAAAAGATCAAATCCAATTGTAGATTTTGTATTTCCAATTGATTTTTCAGTAGAACCTTATCTCGATGAAACATTTGGCCAAGACAGCTTAAATTTATATCAGCAAGGATATTTATCAGCACCATCAGATAGTTCTTCTCCATTTTCAGACGGAACTGATTGGGAAGACGCTGCAGCAAATCTTGAAGGTGAAATAGGATCTGCGCTTCTTATTAACACAACATCAACAGAGCAAATGTTTCCTCGCGGCGCAATTTCTGCTCCTTGCGGACAAATTGTTAATTTAGAAGATTCTCCAGGAACAGATTCAATAGCATATGCAGGAATGAAAAGATAATGCCACGTATTAGCCAAGAAATACCTGTTAATCTAACAAAAAAATTTATTGTAGCTCCTGTTGGAAATTTACCAGGAACTTTAACAGCTGACGTAAGTGACTCTTTAGTTTCTTATTATGTTCCAAGTCCTCTTGAATCAGAGATGCTTATTGATTTAACATCAAGAGGAAACGATCTTTATTGCGGTCCAGGACAAGTTGGACCATCTTTGTCAGATGATAATCCTGAAACGCTTCAAACTGTTTCTAAAATTGCAAGAAGCTTTCAATTTAACTCCAGCACCTCAGATTTTATTAGAACGCTGGACAGCAAAGAAGACCATGTATTTTCTGATGGTTCTGCATATTGCTCATTCACAATCTCAATGTGGGTGAAAATTGATGATGCAACCACAAATAACACTTTTGTTCATAAGGGTACACCAACAAAACTTGAATTTCATTTAAGAAATGAATATAACCCTATGACATTTCAAAATGATATTTGGTTTGAACTTGGTAACGGCACAAATTCTGTAGATCATAGAGGCGTAAAAACTGCATCAAATCCAATAACATCTGCTGGCTGGTATCACATTGCTTTGGTGTATGACAAGACTGCAAATTCATTTCTTGGAAGATTTAAAATTTATGTCAATGGTGATGTTCAAAGTCTTAGTATAAATGAAGGAGGCATTCCTCCTAACGATCTTGTTGACTCAAGAGGACCACTATGTCTTGGTTGCGAAGTCGGAGCAGAAGGAACAGATGATCTTGGCGGTTCAATTTACACTGTCGGAATCTGGAAACGTGCTTTAAGTGAAAATGAAATTGATTCAATTTATCAAGCAACAAATACAGGTTTGCAGCTTGATGAAAATTCAGGAATTGTTTCAATTCCTCCAAGATTAAAATTAAGAGAACTTGATGATCATCCGGGTTCTTACTCTACGATTAAAAGAACAGGCGATGTAAGAAAAGGAAATCTTGCAAGCAACTTTGATGATAAGAGCACAGTTGTTTTTTCTGAACAGACCGTAAGTTTTCCTTCATTGCTTCCAATTAGTAGTCAATTTAATTTGCAATCTACAAGAATTTTTGGTGAAGATTCTGATATTTCAACAAGCGTTTCTCTTCATTCTCATCAACAACCAAATTATTTGCACTATTCTCCAGCAGAAAATATGGGTCCATTTGATGACAGAGACTCAAAGTCTGCAATAGACTTTTTTATGAGTGGAACTGATCCAAGCATTCTTCCTGGGTTCAGTTCTCCAATGAGATCAAAGGTTTCAATAGAAATTGACATAACACCCGCGACAAATACAAAATTTACAAGAAACGCAAGAAAAAGAAACATTCGTGAATCTCAACCAGTTGGTGATGACAACACTGGATTTATGTATTACAATTTTGAGCGCTCAGAGTGGGAGCAAATAGGTCTTGATGCAGGATTTGACTATGCTTATGATGGAAATGCCATCACGGGAAGAACAGGTTCTTTTCCAATGCAGTTTGTTCAATCACCTCATAGATCAATGTTTGAGTCTTCGACGATCGGTTATGATAAAATCGGAATGCCAACAACGGCATTGGGAGC